TGATAAAACTATCTGCCTGTTATCAGGAAGGCACACTTTCAGTTCGCCAAACTTTTCAGCGGATCTAATGTTTCTTCCCATTTCCTGTAAAACGTAAACTGTCATTTAATTTTAACCCCGTCCACAAATAATATTTTTCTTCCTTCATTATCTATTTTTTCGGTAAGCCGTAATGCAGTCATCCATTGAGATGGCGTCATTGAAATATCATCAAGTCCACGGATGATTTTATTTCTGGTTTTTGCAAAAGCCACTCCATCATAGTACCCATCTTTATAAATTTTTTTAACAAGTCTGCTCATGCAAAATTTTGCAAAGGGAATAAAACCCATATGCCATCTAATTTTTTTTTCTGTGTGCCACTTAATCATGCTGCTTTCATCTTTCTTAAAACGCGTTTAGAACTTGGGCGTTTAGTAAACTTAGGATTATGTTTTTCATAAATAACTGGAGACCATGTAACTTTTTTAAGTCTTTTACCGCCAGTTTGCTGATAATTTTTATTCATCTTTCTCCTTCTAAATTATTTCTTGACTCGTATTATATACTATGATAGAATGCTTGTCAACATTAGAAATAAGAATGTACAAATTTAAAACAGAGCCATACGAGCATCAGAAAGACGCGTTGAAAAAATGTTACGACAAGGAAGCGTTCGCTATCTTTGCGGAAATGGGAACTGGGAAAACTAAAATAGCATTGGACAATGCATGCATACTTTATAATCGAGGCAAAATAGACCGCTTACTAGTGGTTGCCCCTAAAGGTGCTTATATGACCTGGTTCGACCAGGAAATTCCCACCCATGTTCCAGACTACATAGAAAAGAAAGTGGTTATATGGAAACAGTCCACAAGCCAGAAATATATGTCAGAATTAAGATCAATGATGAACAATAATTTTGAGCTGAAAATCATGATAATGAACGTTGAAGCTTTTTCCTCAAAAAGGGGAGTAGATTTCGCCAAGCTGTTTCTCATCGGAAGATCCATGATGATCGTGGACGAAAGCACGACTATCAAGAATCCACAGGCCAAAAGAACTAAATCCATATTAAAATTGGCACAGGAAACTAAATACAGAAGGATAATGACTGGCTCACCAGTGACACAATCCCCCATGGACCTGTGGGCACAGATGGATTTCCTGGATCCTGAGATACTTGGCCAGCAAAGTTATTATGCATTCAGAACCCGGTACGCCGTGGTCATTACAGCGAATGCCGCAGGTGGAACACATAAATATCAAAAGATTGTAAGCTTTAAGAACTTAAAGCAGCTGGGGGAACTTGTATCGCCGCATTCATACCGCATACTGAAGAAGGACTGCCTGGACCTCCCGGACAAGGTATACACCAAAAGGGAAGTGGAACTTACGGATGAACAGCAACTGGCGTACAAGGACATGAAGGCAAACGCCATGACTTTTTTACAGGGAAAGTCACTGACGGCTGTCAATGTTTTGACACAATTGGTAAGACTGCACCAGATAACATGTGGTCATCTTAAAACTGATGGCGGGGAGACACTGGATTTAAAAAACAACAGACTTGATGAACTGATGCAAATACTGGGAGAGACAACGGGAAAGGTAATCATATGGGCCAATTACATTCATGACATTAAAAGAATTGAAAAGGCCATTTCGGATGAATACGGATCAGGCTCATGCTGCACCTACTATGGGGCGACACCCCAGGAAGACCGGCAGAAATGCATCAACGCATTCCAGGGGAAAACTTCCATACGTTTCTTCATAGGAAACACACAGACTGGCGGATACGGGATCACGCTGACGGCAGCCAGCACGGTGATTTACTATTCAAACAATTATGACCTGGAAAAAAGAATACAGTCAGAGGACCGTGCCCACAGAATAGGACAAAAGAATGCGGTGCTTTATATAGATTTAGTGGCCAAAGGGACTGTGGATGATAAAATCATCAAGTCCCTTCGGAACAAGGTCAACATCGCCAAGGAAATCAGCGGTGAGGAACTCTCTAGTTGGATTTAATTTTTATTTGTTTTGGTTTTTCGGATTCCGGAATTTCCCGTTTATAGGTAACCTTAAGAAGTCCATCCTTCAGCTCCGCTCCATCAATTCTAATATGTTCATGAAGTTTGAAGCTTTTTCGGAAAGTTCTATCCGATATTCCTTTGTGATAAAAGTCCGATTCGTGCTTAAGCTGCCCGTCGGATTTTTTTTCCTTACACCCCGAAACCTTTAAAGTTTGGTCTTTTACCTCAACTGTCAAATCACCCTCAGCGAACCCCGCAACGGCAAATTCAATGACGCCTAGGTCATTCTTTTCTCTTACGTTGTATGGTGGGTAGGTTGAGACTGTTCTGAAACTGTCAAAAAAGTCATTGTTAAAACCAAGAAAATGGTTACGTATAATATCTAGCTCGTTCATAATTACCTCCTGTTAAGCAAGATTTAGTAGGACCCATTATGGCATCCTGTGTGTATTATATAAGAGTCTGTAGGTATAAGTCAAGTTTTTTCATGAAGGAATCACCTGCGCGGTTAAACTTTTCGCCCATCAGCTCAAATCTCTGAAACGTCAGGTCACGTGAGCACATGAGAATGACACCCTGGTCTATATCGGTGCCAAACAGCTTGTTGTGGGCCATGGCGTACGCCGATAGCTGCATGAGATAGTCCTGTATCCACTCGCGCTTCTTTGGTCTGTTCGTCTGCTTGAAGTCAATGATTGTCGGCCGTCCCTTGTAGAGACCAATCATGTCCGTCGTTCCTGCGTACTTTCCAGGATAATACAAGTGAACTTCAGATCCCCACACTTCCGTGATGTCGGAGAAGGCCTCCTCTATGATCTTTTTGGCCATTTTCTCGGCCTGTATGCCTATTTTGGTGATATCCTTGTAGGGATGCTTGTTCGTATAATGTTCTATATATAGGTGGAGCGCGGTTCCAATCTGGGAGGAATCACGGATGATTTCCTCGGCTTTTTTCTCTCCAACTTTTTCACGCCACTTTTTCAGGAATGAGCGGTCCTTTGTCTTGCTAAGCACGGACGTGACGGACGGTAAGCTTTCACCATCCGGTGTAAGATACAGTCTTACGTCCCCGTCTTTCCTCTTAAGATCTGCGTAATTATATTTCTTTATTAATTCCACGCCGCATTATAGCACAGAAATTAAAATTTATCCAGCGTTTTGCATCGCTTCGGCCATTTCATGAGCACGATTGGGTGTTTGTTTGGCCCATCGTGAGTCCAGCATCTGGACATGCGCCTCGAAATAATTTGGGGGATCCTCTTTTAAAGCCTCCCACATCTTTCGGAACTTCTGGACACCGGCGCTCCCAAGCTGAAAAATCATTTCAATTATCAGGAATTTTGCGTCATCAGAAATCTTCAGGTCCCGACACATGCCTTCTCCCTGGTTGATGGCGTACTGCAAGTCCTTTTCCAGGATCCCTTCCAGATATTTCTTGTCATATTTCTTTCCGTCCTCCCAGTGGTCCTCCACGCAGAGGTGGCCGTAGCCCACGGTGCGCTTGGAAAGTGAGTCCAGATACACGTGGTCCCTGAACCCTTCGTGTTTCTTTACTGACTCTAGAAGTTTGTCATAGTTCATTACATTACCGCCGTGTAAACCACGCGGATAATCAATCCAAGTAGCATGAACGAGACTGTCCACACAATCCTGAAGATCGTGTCAATTTTATCAGAGATGTGGGAGATATGATTGTCCAGCTTCTGGTTGATCAGTTTCAGGTGTCCCTCGATCCTGATGATGTCCTCGCGGTTCTGTGTCATTTTTTCGTCTGCCATGTTAACTCACCAATGAAATGATGCCTCCTTTTGCCGCCATTCTAGGCATTTGATTTGCTGGGCCAGTTGGCTGTCCAAAAGCTCCACCGGCATACTGGTTGGCCAGTGCCGCGTCAGTGTTTCCAGAATAAAGAGCCGCTGCCGCCGCAGGATTTAGTTCGTTGCTTCCCGCGATAGAAGAGCCTACGACAGGCGAACCTGCCGTAGACGTTGGCGAGGTAGGAGCCTCATTGGCTCCAACAACCGTGGGCGGTATGGATTGCTCACGGAATTTGTTAAACTCTCTTTGCTGGTTCATCTGATTGATCTTTTCTTTTTGTTCCTGAAACTTGTTGATCATTTCCTCATTGTTGGTCATGGGCTGACTGATATTTGACTTAAGATTATGAAAATCATTTTTTCTCAACTGCTCAGCTTCTACGCTGGCAAGCGTTCTGTCAAGATCATCAAGATCGGTCTTGAAATTAAGTCCAATTACTTCAAGTGCCCTCGCCGCAGCGATTGAATTCTTGGGGTTGGCTGGATTCAACAGGTACTGGAACGCTTTCAAGTTGACTGGGTTGGTTAGTATTTTACCTGTTTGTCTCGCTATTAATGAGAACAGGACAGTGGAGAAAAGAGAAGATCCAAGCATTGCTCCGGCACCAGAACCTGCAACTCCGGATTTTGCTCCAGGAGTAAAGGCTTTTAAGGCACCACGCAATCCTGAGATCTGCGCCCTTCTTGCGATGAATGTGCTAATGTCAGGTACTCCACCGGCAAATGCTTTCTCCAACACCTGCGTAAATTCAAGGTATTCCTGCGCCGTAGGCATACGCGCCACAGTGCTTGATCTTCTTGCTCCGTTGCTAAGTACCCTTACGGTTTCCGCGTTTGCGCCAGCGTCAATCAGTTCGGAAGACCCAGTGCTGGCCCACTTGGGAAGCTTGCTTCCAGGCTTGTAGCTCTTGGACGCAATGTTAAACGCTTCCGCCAGTGTCTGGAATTTGTTTGATCCTGGATCCGCTAGTCCCAATGCTTTTTTGAATGCATCAACATCCACGAAAGCTCCTTCCACATTCTTCGGCGTAAATGCACGAGGATCATCAACCCCGCGAACAAATCCTTGGAATAGGGAATCAATTTCTGACTGTCCCTTGAATGGTTTTAACGAATTATTATATGCATTAGCCACATGCCTTCTCAGTGCCGCACGGAATATGTCCGGTCCCACGAGTGCGTGAAAATTCTTCATCGCTTCCGGTGATTCCATAAACTTTGCCGTATCCAGAAGCTTATCGGCAAAATCAGTATTCTTCAGCATCTTGACACGGTAGCCATACATATCCATCCCTTCAATGCCCAGTGCTTTTGCAACCTTCGTGTCAAACAACAGCTTTCCGTTGTTAAAGGCTTCATCAAACGCTTGTTTTGCCACGAGCACTTCAGCGCTCTTGGGGGACGTTGCCATTCCTTTTTCAAGAGCCTGCTTTAGGTCCTGAACAAACTGAATAGACAGTCCGTCATCACCGGTTCTTTTCATCAAGTCAGGAAGTTCCTTTGTAAGTATCTCCTGCACCCTGGAATAGCTTATTGCGTCATTTTGCATCAGGAAATTCTTTTCTATGTAATCCTTGACAGGCATTGATTTTGGAGTTGGAAGTATTTTCCCTTCATATCCTACACCCAATCTTCCTTCCAGCGCGAGTACGTAGTTTTTTGCCACCGTTTTTGCGTCGTTTATTCCTCCACCAATGACAACGAGATCGCCGTATGAATCGGCGGTCTTCATCCACTCATTGCGGAGTCCGTCTAGGTGTTCATTGTATTTTGATGCACGCACAAATGCCGCAGGCTTTGTAATCTCTGACAGCTTGGCGTAAGTCATGTAAGGACCCATTGCGTCGTTCATGCTCTGCATGATAAGGTTCAGTTTCTGTGCCTTCACACGCAGGTTGCCCGTGATGCCACCTGAGATGATTGGAAATTTTCCAAGAACCTGCTTCACTGCCCTTGTACCACCAAATCTGGAGATATCAGAGATGCCTAGTATTGCATCGCCCTCTTTCGTAATTGTAAATTTTCCAAGTCCAGGATAGGAATACGTTCCTGGCTTCATGAATTTCTTGCTTAGGGTTTGTGAAAGTTCCGCCAATCGCATTTCATTTTTTCCCGCGCCCAACGCGCCACGCGTAAGGTTTCTAAACATTTGCACAGCTGGAACAAACGCACCTGCTGTTAAAGTAAGCTTGGCATCCAGTTCGCCCATGTTCATAGCCTGCGCTAATTTTTCTTTCTTGTCCGGTCTGTTGATTCCCTCGTCGCCGAAGACATCCGCTTGGTTCATGATGTCAAGTGCCGTCTCGTATCCATAATTGGCTGCCATCACTGCCGTGAATCCTCCAACCATCGCGCCACCAATCCTTGCAAACCAAGGACCCGGTGTAGAACGGAGACCTTTCCAGGCACCTTTGCCGAACGCCTTCGCTCCAATCTTGTATCCCAGTATATTGCCGGCTATGGACGCTGGCATTTCAGCTCCCCAGATTCTTGCTTCAGGGAAAGGGTCAGGACTCGTCGTTGCCAGTCCGAACGGATCAGGCATTGTATTCGCCTGCACGTCCGGTCCGCCTTGAATTTCACGCGGCGTGTACCCCTGCGAATATGCGAATTGAACGAGGTCCTTTTCCAGTTCATTCTGGTTGACTGATCCTGGATTCAATTCCTCTTTCTTTTCCGCCGCCGCAATGATCTGCGTTACTTGCGAACGAACATCACGTATGTCAGGTCGGTTCTTAAGTTTCTCCTCGTTAAGGAGTTCGCTTGACTCTTTTAATCTTATCTCTTCCAGTTCCTTCTGAGCCTTCTGGGCGCGTTCAACTGCTACTTCCTGTGGTGGACCTTTCGGTCCGTAATTATAAAAATCATATGCGCTTTGCGCTCCACCCTTTACGGAATCCCAGAAACCCCCCAGAATTTCGTCCTTTTGATCACCAAATTTCTTTCTTATTTTCCTGATTCTCATCTCCGCTTCCGAGACGGGAACATTGCCTTCCGTTAGGTACTCCAGTTCAGGATCGCCTTTCTGACCTATTTTCTTAGGGTCAGCCGCTCCCTTGCCAAAAATCAAACTTGACAGCTGGCTTATGGAAATTGGATTCAGTTTTACTCTTCCCTCTTCGTCGGCCATTACGGTCCTCCTGTGTATGTCTTCCCGGAAAATGACTGGCTTTTCTCCGGTGCCCATTTGTTATATATGTTAAAAAAGTTAACAGGTCCCTTCACGTCCAGCTCTTCGCCGGATGTGCCTTGGTAGGCTGGGGCTGAACTCTTGATCTTTCCGTCTATCTGCACCCATGACATGTCAATTGGAAGGTTGGGGCTGTTCTCCGATCCTCCAATGAAATCGTAATAAGCGTCCTGATAGTCCTTGATTGTAATTCGTTCCTTCCCGTAAGTGGTAGGATCCACGGCCCATGACTGCGTGATTCTTGTTCCGCCAAGAAGTGAATGCTTGACATACTGCTGGTATAAATCCTTTGTGAACTGGTGCAACCTGTGTGAAACCTGTTCCGGATCACCGGCACCCCATCCAAGAAGTTTGACTTCCTCGATTGAACGCCTAATCGTATCCGCCAACAGACGGCCAGTTGGCTGCTTCAAACGAGCGGCTAGGAATCCTAACCTGTTCTGCATCATGGTGGCAACATCGAGTGTTGGATTGTTGAATAAATTCTTTACGTACTTATCCGTTGCCCATTCGCCCTGCATCATTACACCGTCAGGACCCATTCCTTCCCCAACGTAAAGATCCTTGTCTCCTGTTGAATAGTTGGAAGCCTTGTTGGCAACTCCGCCTGAAAATATCATGCCTCTGCTCATTTGAACGTCAAGTGACGCCAAACTGGCGTTTTCCATGCCCTTAAAGTAGTTATCCAACCAGCCAAGACCAAAAGTATCGGCGAATTGTGAAGCTTCCCTAATTCCTGTTCTCAGATATTTTTCCATGTTACCCGCACCGCCAGTCCTAAGATTGCCGGAATATAATCCAGTTCCCGGACCCATTTGCAGGTGTATTGCATCAGGTAACGCTGCCTCGAAAACAGACGCCAACGCCAGGTGTTCCCCGCGTTGTGCTGTTGTTAGGTCTCCCTGATAGGGATCGTTTCCCGCGGACGCCGCCGCCTCGTCCAAGTCACTTGCGATCCGCAAATCACCAGGTAGAATTCCAAATTCCTTACTGCCGTTCCTGCTCATGTCCAGATAGAAAGCCGCACGCTCACCCTTGTCAAAAACCTGATCAATTGGATTCCACTGTGTAAATTCCTGTCCGTCAGGAAGCTCAATGATTTCTTTTTTCATGACGGTACGGAGCGTTCCTTTCGGCTCGTTCCCCTCGAATTCCTTCTTGATCAGTTCCTTCATGTAGAAATCCTGTATGTCGCTCAGTCTTTTTTTCTTTGTGCTTTGCTCCTCGCGCACGATGTCGTACGCCGCCAGTGCCAGTTCCTTTTCCATCTTGGACTTGTTCGCCAGGTTCTGCATCGCGATCGGAAGGATTTCCTTTCCCGCCTTGCTTGCAATGTCAAGGAATCCCCCTAATCCTGTTTGATTGCTGGTTCCTGACATCATGGAAAGTCCAAGCTGCATTAGCATCATGGTGTTCATCATCTTGCTCTCGTCACCCATCAGTGATCTCAGTTCCGCCTTTGTCTCTTCAATTCCCTTTGTGTCGACCTCCGTGTCCTGTCCCAGATATTCTGAAATCAAGTCAAACATGCCAATTGGACCTCCACCCGTAGCATCCGATTCAGAGCTTTCCTCATCCATTCTTGCGTCCCTTGACAGGTCAGCAAATTCTTCCATTCGTCCGCCTGGATCATCAGTTGTAAGGGTCTGGCTGGAACTTGAGTCAAGGATTTTCTTTTCCTCCGACAGTTCCTTTTTCTTCTTTTCTATTTCCTCATCGGCCAGTTTGGCGTATTCCTCCGCGCCAGCCATTATGATTGAAGGGTCCCCTTCCGGTCCCCACGCTGTCGCTTCCTCGTAAGACATAGCCGGTTTTGGAAGACCAAGTTCCTCAAGCGTTTCGCTGACATCCGATTGCTCTATCTCCTTCGCCACAGGATCATCCTTCATCCAGTCAGGGAGCATGGTCCAAATCGTTCCAGTAGCGATGACATTTCTTATAGTAGATTTCTTTTGTTCTGGGGACATCATTCCCCATCTTTTCTTTATGGTTCCGAAATTGGTGAATGGTGCGTTGTATAAATTTCCCCAGTTAACTTTGGTTCCACCTCCAGTGGTCGTAGTGGCACCGAACATGTCCGTTTCCGTTCTGCCAGGAGTTGTCTCAAAAATAGGGGAAGGTTTTACTTTTGGTTGGTTGTACTGATAAAACTGGTTATCTATGGGCTGTCCATACACATTGGTTTCAACGTCATACCTTTTCTTTGGGGTTACCGTTTGGGTATTGATGGTATTGGCTTGACCAAATTCATCTACCTGCGTAGTGGGGACGTTTTCCCCGTACTTGAACATCTCGTACTGGTGTCCTGGTCTTGGAAAAGGCCATCTCCAGTTCTTTGGATTGAACACACCACCACTTATCATCTGTGGTCGCATGTCCCCCTGTGGCCCCGTCTTGAACAGAGGCCTATTTAAAGTGTTCCCCGCCATGGTTCTCCTTTAATTTGCTGGTGTCGTACCAGGATTAGCCATGTTTTGGTATCCCTGATAAAGCGCTAGACCCGAGATGCCGGCTCCAACCGCCTGTGATATTGGGTTGGCCTGCGGCGTTGTTGCCATCGTCAGCGCCGACGCGCTTGTCGGTGCGCCCTGCGCGATGTCGGATGCAAATCCCAGTCGCTGGTAAGGTTCATACATTTGCTGCAGTGCCCTTCTGTACGCTTCATCGTAGCCCTGTTGCGTCAGCCCTTGTTGCTGCGCACCGGCCTGCATCATCGCCGAAATGTCGCTCATTCCCATTTGCTGTGTCTGTCCTGCCAGTCCCAGCTGTTGCTGTGCCGCCTGTCCTGCCAGTTGCTGCGCCTGCCCGTAACCCTGTGCCAGTGAACTTCCAACGGCTTCCGCCTGCTGTCGTGAAAGCTCCGCTGACTGAAGTCCCTGTCTCGCTCCTCCGAACGCGCCTGCCTCTGTCGCTTGCGCGTCAGCCGCCGTTCGCGCCTTTCCGAACTGTTCCTCGATTCCTCTTGTCACGTAATCCTGATAGGGGTTAAGGAATTGCTGGTATGCCTCGGGGCCCATGTAACCTTGGGCCTTGTCCAGATACTGCTGGTATCCACCGATTCCCCCTTCCGCGCCGGTCGCTGCCTGCGCCCTTTTTTGAAGGTCCGAAAATCCCGCTATTTGCTGCTGTGGAATTTCCTGTCGCCCGCCTTCTCCAAGCATGCCGTGAAAATTTTGGTCCCATGATCCCACTCCGTGCTTGGCTTCGTACGCGTCCTTGCCCATTGTCAGCGCAAATCCCGCGTCCATGAGGCCGAGCTTACGGCCCATTATCTCAGGGGTTTCGCCTGTATACTGTACTGACTCCGAATATTCCGGTGATCCGCCCATTATAGTTTAATCCTGTAGTTTGGTTCCTTTTTCATTCCCAGTTTTTTTGCCAGTGCGTCAAATTTTTTCACGTTGCCTCCGTTTGCAGATGGCTCGAAATGAATCTCGCGCACCTTTTTGTTTTTCGCCCATTCGATGAACTTTTTCATCATGAACAGTCCACCCATTTTTCCCCGCTCGGATGGAACTATGTACAGTTCCGCTTCCTTCGCGAAGATGTCCTTCATGAAAGAAAACTGCGTTATGTATCCCGTCATGAACCCAATTTTACTTTCGTTTCGCATCGTAATAATCCCAAACATAAACGCGGGATTATCCAGAACATGATAAAAATAACGCTTTACCTTATCTTTGTCATATTCCCCGTCACTCCATTCCGACTCGTCAAACATGTCCCTAGTAACCTTGAGAATCCATTCGAGGTCACCCTCTTCAAAGAATCTCCACTCCACTAGGCGTATCCAACTCCGCTCATCTCCGCCGGTGTTTGTGAGTTGGGATCAAGCTGATTCATCATTTGATACATCTTCCTCGCCCCCAGCATGCGGTCACCTCCGCCTAGGTTCTCAACGGCTTTCGCCGTAACGACAAATTCCCCGTCGCTCAGCATCGCCGGTATGTCATCCGACGTTCCGGTTCCTGGTCCAAAGGACGCTCCACCACCTGTCATGTCCAGATCAGCTATGCCACCTTCAGCTTTTCCTGCTTGAGATTTTAAAAATCCCGGAACTTGTAGACCACCATAATCTGATCCGTGTAATTCAATTATTTTAACAGCTTCATCTTCAGTATATCCAGAATCAAGTAATCCTTGATATGCTTTTTTTTCTGCATCAGTCATTCCTCCACCTGCGTATTTAGGTCTCGTCTTGTATCCACCACGTGCCGAGAAGTCCGTTGGGGAAATGTCCAGAACGTCAAGGTTCTGCATGAACAGCTCAAAGGAGTCCATCCAGTCCGGCAGCTCTCCTTTGGATTTCAAGTCATCATACATTTCATACCATCCTGACATGTCACTTCCACTTGGACCGCTGGCTAAATCCAGGTCTTCAAATTCTTCCGCGAATGATCCTTCAGGACCCAAAGGAATTTGAAGAATTGGGCTTGAACTCGGCCCTCCACCTTCGCCGGTTGGCGTGTAAAGGTCGGGGTCAGTGTATTCCAGTGTTGCTGATCCGCCACCCGGATAACCCTGTCGCGCGTTGATCATTCCGCCGGTGTTAAGTCCATACGGGTTCATCTCATTGCCGGTCCAGGGGTTCCTGTACCAGTTTGGGTAAAAGCTACGGTTCCTTGCCATTTGCTCTCGAAGCCTCCGTTCTTTCTCCGCCCTTATTTTCCTTGCTTCCCATTCGGGGTCGCTCATCAGTTGCGATATTCCTAAACCGGCTCCTGTACCTACTACTGATGGAAGATATTTGGAATATTCACCCATTGATGTTCCTAGAGTACTGAGAAGTTTATTATACCAGGGTAATTTTTTATATCCAGGAGATCCTTTTTTAAGAAAATTTACAAATTTTCCACTTCCTGGCCCGAAAGCTTTTGTAGCCCATTCTCCTCCTGCTCCACCCAGTGCTCCCCATGCGAGACCACGCTTGACGTCCTTTCCCTGGATCTTGTTGACGAGTGCGCCAAGTATCGCGCCCCCAATCATTCCGCCCATGAAGTAACCTGGTCGGTCCCTGTAGGCTCCTATTCCCCTGTTCTGTTTATCTTGCATATGGTAAACTCGCTATTCCTCCACGGTTAAAAGGATAAAGTTGTTTAAGTCTATTTAATATATCCCACCTTGGTCTTTCCTGCTCGGTAAGATCTTCAGTAGTGTAATCGACATCCCATGTCTGTCCGCCTATGTCATCCGGGTTCCACTGCTTCTGTCCGAAGTATGGATTTTGGTATTGTCCTGGACCTGGAAGTACGCCACCAGAAAATTCATTTTCTTCGGGTGTGGAGTATATCATTCTACCCGTTGAACCTGGTGTCCATGGTCTTCGTCCTGCCGTGTTGCCCACTGCCGGTCCCCTTAAATTAGGATTCATTATTCCCATTTGGTCTGCATTTCTCATTTGATAAACTCTTGATCTTATAGCATTGGCCTTCGCCGCCGCACTTTGATCTTCTAGTTTACGTCTTATTCTTGGAGGTGCCATTACGATGTTCCTCCTAGTATGTTGGGTAGCTTGTTCACGCTGATTGAAACGTCCCTCCTTATGTCATTTTCCGTTGTGTCAGTCGCAGGGTTGTCGATGTCGGTTTGCGCATCCTCTTCACTGGCGTAAACCTCCCCTGTTGTGGCGTGCTTGACCGTGGATTTGGTTTCCACGTCCGGCGGAGAAACCGTAGGTTTTCCGGCTGTCACGATTATGTCCTCTTTTATACTCATTTTATGCACTCCTTGCAAGAATTATTATTCAGAAGCGGTTCCGCCAGCCTTTTCCATTTCCAGAAAACTGCCAAAAATATTAATCCTGTCGGCCACCGCAACAGTGAATTTCAAAGCTTCTTTTTCTTGCATAACATAGCTTCTGACAATATGTCTGTACGTGGTGCTGGCCACCCAAGTTCCAAATTCCCACAGAAAATCTGTTCCATCGGCATTGGTAAGAACCAGGGAATTATTTCCAGTGTTGGTTCCACTATAATTACAGCTAGGAAGGTCCACTATGAGGGCCGTTCTGTTTTCCGGAACGGTGTAAATTGTTGTCTTGCTTGTTGAATCCATGTCCACCATTTTACTTATGTACTTGTTGTTCACTCCCTGATCCACTTCCGCGATGGAAAGGATGTACTCAAACTTATCGGCTGCGGACGCCGTGAAATTAATTTTTTCTTTTTCATCCAGGAAAAAAGGACGTGAAAGCATAAGCTTGTTTTGATAGGCGGAAAAGGAATCAGTGTTTATGAATGTAAAATTCGTACCGCCTGAATTGGCAAATTCGACGGTCATTGTTGGCGTGTCGCCAGAATTATTCATCACGGTTCCTGTTTGTATTATAGCCATTTTTTCATTCGGAACGGTGTAGACGGTCGTGCGGCTCGTCGAGTCCAGTTTCCCCGTCCTGTTTGTGTAATTTTGGCGCGCCATTATCTTTCCATGTCCTTTCCAAAATCATAAAAATACTTTTTGGCGTCTTCCAGATCCTCATTAGTAAGTTCTCCTTCGGGTTTTATGATTCGCGCCACTTCTATTAATTTCTCCCTGCTGTAGAACAGTATCCCTTTCACGGGTATTTGTTTATACTCTGCGTTCATTATGTTGGTAGGGTGAATAAAGACATGCGCTCAGCCTCCTCGCGAAGCTGCTCCGGCGTGTAGGAGGTGTTCAGCGACTTGATTGTCTGATCAAGCGCGTCGACCAGTTGGTTGAACTTGTCAGCGGTCACCACTCCCCTGTTTTCATAATAAGCCTCTCCGTATTCAGCCCATTTGTCGCTCCATCTGGCGCCCGGATGTGTTGGCAGCACTGGTGGATCAATCTTTGACATTTATATTCCCGCTCCCTTGTTTTGTTGATAGGCCGCGAGGCCTGTAATTCCTACACCTTGTTGTATTGGTTGTTGCATGTCATTTGGTCTTCCTTGATATTGAATGAGTGGTTTTCCAGGTTGTGATACTGGTTTTATGAGTGGCTGAAGTTGTTCTGCTAAACTACCAGTAAACGATCCAGGATAACCATGTGGATTTAAGACTCCACCACCTCTTGTCCCTCCCCCATATTGAATTGGCTTGTCTGAAATGCTCCAAGGTCCATCGGTATAAGTACCTCTTGGGTCAGCGTAGTATCCTTCCCCGGTGAAAAAATCAGCGAACCCCTGCGTGAATCCTGCCGGTCCTCTTCCCATCTGTTCGTTGTGCGTCTGTCCACCGTAAGCCGTTGCCAGTTGGCTCATCAAGCTTCCCCCTTCCGGATCAAAATTAAACCCCGTGTCCTGCGGGGATGACAGGGATCCAAGTCCTGATACAAGTGAATTGGAAATTGGATTAGTATTGGAAGACATTGGCTGTTGTGCAGCATTGTCTCTGTTTGTTTGAAAACTGTTGAACTCTTCCGTAAGGCTTCCAATCCCCTTTTCAATCCTGTCCAGCCTGTCCGCCCATCCGGCGAAGTCATACTGGTCCTGTTCCGGCTGTGCCGGTGTCTGCGCGGCCTGGGGTGGTGGCTGCATGATCGAAGGAAAAGGCTGCATAAACTGGCTTCTTGAACCTCCGAAAGGAGTTAGGAAAGGATTGCTATAATTTAACATTATCGTCCTCCGTCCGGCCTTATTTCAGCGCGGAAAGTCCCGAATCTCCAGTCATCTCCTTCGGCGTCACTTTCAATCCTGAGAGCGGCCTGTCGTCCCCGTGCGCGCGTGTCAATCTTGTTGGTTGATGTCGTTACCTCGTACGGACCGTTTGTCCTTTGGGTTGATGATGGATAGTCTCGAAACTTGAGGGTTAGGTCAATAGATCCCGACAGGTTCTTGAAGTCGGGTATGAACCTCTGTATTGACATCATTTTTTCTCCGTCCTCAATGTCAACGTCAGCTGACTCCACGTAGGATGTCATGGCGCTTCCGTCCGCGTCCTTTCCGAATTCCTGCTTGTATACAAACGTCCTTCCGGCCGTGGCCCCGTACACGGTTGGAACGGCGGTTGTTGTGTCATCCGCGTCATATTCCGCCGCACGCGGATAATCATACACGCTTCGGTCCGTCCACGCGCTTCTTGCCAGTGAGCCGACGTGCCATGAATCTTCCAGGTAATTGTATGTCACCTGCCTGTCCATCTGCACGGAATCACTTGAAGGATAGAACCACATCACCTCGCCGAAGTCGGAGAGGGAGGAGCAGAATACGTCCTGCTGCGCGCTTGGCTCGATGTCATCAAATACGTAATCCTGCACGGTGCACGGAAGTTTTCTTACCGCCCCGTCGAACACGAAGAATGATTCCCTTCCCATCCAGAAAACCCTTCCTCCAACGTCAATCACGGCGTTCATTCCCACCGCCCCGCAGTTGTCGGCTATAAACTTGAATCCAAACGTTAAGGGAGGACCGATGAACTGCATCTGGTAAAGGGAGGTGTCCGTTAAAATAATGACGGAACCCCTGCTCCTTACAGCCGCCATGATCCTGCTTCCCCTTGTCAGACGCTGTGAACCGGCCGTGTTGGTTGAGGTTGGCGTCCATGTGTTGTTGCTTTCCTGGTCGCACCAGCGTATGAACATGTCGTCCTGCGTCGAGCTGGTGGCTATCGTTGTCTCCGTTCCGAACAGAATAACATGCCTGTCATCGCCGGATACCATCATGAACCTGCTTGTCGTTGGGGCGTTGCTGAGAACCGCTGCCAGGTTGCTGCTGAGTCCCGCTGACGTGTCCCACGTGTACAGTCCACCGTTGAACCGGCACGCCAAAGCGTCCTCTCCCCAGTTGTCCAGGCTCCATTTTCCGGATTCAAGGACGACGGGAGAAACAGTGATGTCCTCGCGCGAATCGCCCCACTCGGTCTGGTTGAACGCTCCCATTCCCCAGCCGTATCCGTAAACGGACGTGGCGGGTCCGGAATAAATCTTGTAGGTTGCCGTCGCCGTAGCGCCGGTTGCCGTTGATGTCGCCGCCGCCGGCGACGTTATGGTAAAGGTGTTGGCGTCCGCCGTCTTGATTATTTCAAACTCATTCTGCAGATTGGCCTGCGTAATTCCGCCGACATCCGCGCTGACGCTGGAAATCGTCACGTAGTCCCCGACACGGGCCGCGTGTGACCCTTCCGTCACGTCGACTGTCGTTGACGCGTTGGTCACGGAAAACTGCGTTATGCTTCCCGTTCCGCGCGTTGGGGTGGCGTCGTAGTAGTCCGGCTCAAAATCCTCCGAGAAGACGTAAAGCTTCTTGTTGGTTCCGAACATCGTGTACTTGGTGCCGGCTAGGTCATTCCATGTAAGCATGGCACGCGTCGCCCCTATGAGGGCGTCACTCGTGACCTTCAGCCATCCCCCAATCTTTTCCGGCAGTCCGAAGCGGAATCGTACGTTGTCACCGTCCGTCCACGTTCCCTCGGCGCCATATTCGGTTCGCTGCTTGTCAATTCCAGGCCGTATCTGTATCTTGGCTAGTGGCATTTAACTCCTAGTTGGTTGCGTAAAATGGCATCCAGTAATCCGTTCCATTAACATTGACACGAACGTGTCCTGTCAGTGATCCCACGGTTGTGTCCGTTGTAATGCTTGAACTCTGGTCCGAGGCGCTTGTGCCGTCGAACTTGATGAATTCCTGGTCGGTGTCATCCTGATCCAAAGACAAACAGGCAATGGCGCCTGATGAATTGGCCTGGTTGATTTCCACGCTTGCGTCGGCGGGTCCGTTAGTTCCAAATCCTATTTTGTCGGCCGATCCGTCAATGAAGAAAGCGTTCGCCAGTGTGTTTGTTTCGCACCTGAAATCAAGGGAAGCCCCTGTGTCATTCCACGTAAAGGCCCCTCCGTCAAACCCCACGGCTCCCGCAAAGGCGATTGTACCAGAAGCGTTGATGCCTCCGGTGACGTCCAGCGCAACGGAAGGACTGGCGTTAAATATTCCCACCCTGTCATTTCCTCCGTCAACAAAGATGGCGTTGGCGTTTCCGTTTGATTCAATTCTGAAATCAACATCCGCCGATGCTTCATTAAAGGTAAAATTACCACCGTTAAAATTAACGTCTCCCGCCACGTCCAGCGTTCCGTTGGCCGTGATGTTTCCCGCGTCGTCAAGGACGTCGAACATCGTCGATCCGTCCGTGTAGAGCAGGTGTTTTGATCCTGATACAAGAG